CTTCTGCGCCGGACACTACTACCACTACCACCCCTCCACCACCACCTCCCACAACCACAACACTCACGGATGACCCGGCAACCACAACCACTTCTACCACCCCGACCGTCGGTCCGGTCTCATCAACGGTTAAGGAGCCGGGCAGCGGAGGTGGGGTATACCCCAATAACGACTCGAACTGGTTCTGGTCGCAGGGTGGTCAACTGTGTGGCTGGGAGCAAATTTTTGGACAAGGACATCCAGGACAGCAACCAGGAGTACCTGGAAAAATACAAGATATGGTAACTCATATGCATATGCTTGAGGGTTACGGGATGATATGGGATGCGGGTCAGTTACATCCTCAACTACCTGTCCCTCCAATTCACATGACTTGGGAAGGGTACATGTCTAATTACTTAGACCAATCCGCGGCTTCTTTGTTTGCCAATGCAAAACATGCTGCGAATAAGAAAGTAAATTTGTTGTCTATTGTTAGAACTCACGCTGTCCCAGCCTCGGAAGGGAGAGATTCCACAAGCACCGACGCAAGTTGGGGTGTGGGGGTAAGGTCCCTAGATATATTTGAACTAAATAGTAATGAATAATGGCTAACGTCAACACAAACATCCGTTTTTACCAACCTAATGACCCATACTATTGGGAAGTGGATAATTTACCACTCACTGATTTGGTCACAAATGATTTATTGCTGCAGTCACGCATTGAGTCTTTAGAGACTACTTTAGGGGTAGGTGACGGTTCCGCCCGCACCTCAGGTAAAGAGGGAGAGAGCCCAGGCTCGTTCTCTACTGCATCTCTTAGTGATTTAAAAGCGTTTGTGGAGCCCCTAAGCGGAGTGGGGAGTAGGTTAGGAAAGGTTTTCGTAAACCCAGGACGGTTTACTTGCAGGATGCAACTGCCCGCTACGCGTGATAGTGGCTGGCGAATGATGAGAGATAAAGTTGTTTACTTTAATAATGAGTATTATTTACAAGTGAACCAAGGCTCTTTACCTACAACTGATGTCAGTCCTAGCGTGAGACAAACTCAAGGAGTCGCGCGCACAGCTGTCGTTGAAATGTTATCAGAAAAATCAATTACCTTGGAATCTTTTGTTGATAGCGATTTTAACGGCGGAACAGCACCATCCGAACGAGTGGATTTAGTTTATGTACAGGGAAGCAAGTCTCTGGACACGGATGGAGACCAGCCGTCAACATCCCCCTCGTTTGTTCAGCAGGGAGTTATCCCTGAAACCGGGCTGGGAGTTATAAAGGGTGCGTATTTTAGAACCGACAGCGCAGCAGGAATAAATGCTAATGGTCCCCGTTTTGTAGATGGAAAGTCTCGCTCACAAGGACGGATTACAGGGATGGGGATTGCAGATATGCCGAACAGTTCCAACTATACAAAGTTCGGTTCTGTGCCTATGCCTGAGGATTTAATTAATTATGCATGGCATGCAAATGAAGATGACGGCACTCAGAACCTGGAATTCGGGTTAGAGTGGGCAGCGAAACAAGTAACCACAGCCGCGTCTTTTACCTTACCCGTCGCTTATGTTAAAGTTCCTCAGGGGTACCAGACGGGAGACCCTATTGATTCCGCGAATATTGTCGATATTAGACCCTTCCTAAGAAGTGCTGAGCTTACTTACGGAGAGAGAGCCGCTATAGCGGGGTCATTAGACCCTAACGGGTTCAACCCCTTCATCACACGAAACGCGCTTAATCTTGAACTTGCTACGACACTAGAGGATTACAAGTACATAAGGAGCTCTGTAGAAAGATTAGAATCTAAAGCAGACGCAGCGGTTCATACTGTTAACGGTTTTAATGACCGAATTACCATCCTAGAAACCAACGCCGGAGGAGGGGGAGGTGGACTCGGAGCTACTACAGAGCATTGGATGCCGGGCTCGCAGTCAAATACCCCCTTTATCTCCCAAGTCACCCCTCAGGATGTCGCAGGACAAGAGTATATTTTAGATAATTTTGTACACGCTGCGCACGTCTATAATACAATGTATGCAACTTTTCGTATTGTCTGGGAAGATAATGCGAATAGCCAAATAGCACATCGGCTGACCGTAGAGAATGGTGTTGCAACACCGTCGTACAACATCGTTTCCGCATACAAATTTCCTTTAACCAATTACCAACCACAAAGCGAAACATTCTCCTATCCGATTGGTTTTGGTGCGGGCTCTAGCGTTAAACCTAAAATAAAATTCTCTACGTTTGGGAATTATGGTGAGAATGTAATGTCGATTTATTTAGAATCTTATGTGTGGCAAGAAGTTATTTAGCATAGCACTTCTCTTATTGGGAAGTTGCTCAACACTTATGACCGCAGGAGCAGCGGCTGGAGGAGCTGCAGTAGGAAGCCTAGCAGGACCTGGAGGAGCAGCTATAGGGGCAACTGCTGGAGTGGTAGCCATAGACCTACTTGAAGAAGAAGCTCCCCCTGAAGTAATTGGGGATAGCCCTGCTGCTGCTATACATGAGACTACAAGCTTAGTTGAAACTATAGGTTTATGGTATTTGGCTATTTTTGTACTTGTTCCTCTCCTAACTAAGAGAGGTCGCGGATGGGTTAAAAAGTTGGCGGATATACACAATTCCGTATCCCAGAAGGACATTGATGCACACTCCGCAGCTCAAGACACGCAATTAGGATACTTGAGGGCTGAGATTGAGAAATTAAAAAATAAAAAGAAGTAGTCCTCTACCAAAAATGACTAGATACATCTGAGGAAAGAAGACCTCCCACACACACAATGAAATATTTAAACGAAGTAAGCACACAGTTCACCCATGTAACTGATGAACATGCACGCTCCTTAATGGAAACCTTGGGATACACGGTTGCCGCCCCAGTTGCAGAGAACATCTATCAATGCGGTGATTCGCGCTTTACTTTAGCCGAAGAAGTCATTGAAGGCTCTGATGACAGTTATTATGTTCGTCTAGACCCTCTTTCTGACCAAGCAGTGGTTAGCGTCGACGAAAGTGGACGTGAGTCTCGTATCTCTGAGGTTTCTTACGAAGAAAGAGATTATGTCTTGGAAGGCGTATATGATGACGGCGAAGGTAACTTGTACGCCCGCTTGGTTTGTGAAAACGAGGATGGCGAAGAAGCAGAAGAAGCTGCCGAAGAAGCAGAAGCAGAAGAAGCAGAAGAAGCAGAAGAAGCTGCCGAAGAAGCAGAAGAAGCTGCCGAAGAAGCGGAAGAAGCAGAGGAGGCTTAATTCGATGGGCAAAAGTATCATGAGTATGGCTGATGATATCATGCGTGGCATGCCTCCTACGGTCGAAGCCACTGATGAACCCTCTCCCGCATACGTCGTCGAGGCTGAGCCCCTTGTGGAAATTACTGATGCCCAACGGGAAGTTTTCTTAAAAGAATCTACAACCGGCAAAGAGCGTCTTAAGGTCGCGAAGTCGGACGTAGCCGCAGGTAAGAAGCCGAGCCCTGGTGGAGCATCCCGTCTCCGTAAACACTACAACAAAAAGCCCGGCTCGTTAGCGAAGGATGCTGATAACGTTGGCGCTGATAAATTGGGAAGTGATGTGTATGGCGACGTTCCACCCGCTGAATCACAAAAAAAGAAAAATGAAGCTACCGACGACAGTGGTAGGCTAATTCCAGGCACCGCCGCCGCTCCCAAAAAAATCACCATTGGAAAATTCAGGTCTCAGCCAGGTGCAGGTCCGGGTCAAGCCAAACGCAACGCCCTAGCCAAAAAAGAAGCTGAAGCTAAAGCAAAAACCGCCGATGGAGATACAAACGAAGCTAGGGGTATTGGGGGAAAATGGGACACCCCCTCCCAAAAGTATAGCGCTGACAGAAAGCAAAACTTTACCCCTCCTACCCCTGAGCAAGTAAAAAAAGAACGAGACCGCAGACTTAAAGCTGGTTTAAACGCTGACGGAAGCAAGAAGACTACAGGAGACGAGAAAAATGAGTCTTTAACTGGGCATGAGATTTCCGTATTAAAGGAAGCTCATAAAATTATGCAGCGCGTACTTAATGAGCGGAAAGGTGTGACTGAGGAATTAGATTACGATAAGATAATCTCAGGTATCGACACCTCCACTCCAGCTGGCGCAGGTAGGGCTAAAGAGCTAAGGATTAAACAGAAGGCTCGCCGTCTGGACGCAAAGGATAAAGCAAAAGGACAGATTCAAGGGTATAAAGTAGACGACAAAGGCAGACCCGCCAAAGGCGGTGCAGTGAAGCCAGCAAGCGCCGCTGCCGCTGGTCAGGCTGCGAAAGCTCACGGAGACAAGAATGAAGTGAAAGAGATGACCGCCGTGGGAAGTATTGGTGTTAACATGTCAGGTTCTGCTAATAAAGAATATGATGTTGATGCGAAACCCATGGGTAAAGATAACGTCCCTGTTGCTGCAACAGATAAATCTTTACGTAAAGTTGCTAAAGCCCGTCTCTCTAAGAAAAAAGGAAAGGTGAAAAAAGAAGCCTTTGAAACCTTTTTAGACTCTGTTCTCGGCGAAGCCCAAAAAGGGCGGATTCAAGATGCTGAAAAAGATAGCTGCCCACCCGTAAAGGAAGGCTCCGGCGGAGTAAAAAAACTTCAAAGGAAGTTAGATGCTCAAGATGGGGACGAAGCCGTTGCAACAGCTGGACGTTTAGGGAGAAAGAAAGCTCAAGGAGAGAACCGCCCTCTACTACGCAGAGTTGGAGCTTTGAACAAGTAATGCTTATTCAAGATATTTTTTCGTTTGGTGAAGTGACCTTGGTGAATGAAGGCCGAGGCGCCAAGTCTACAAAATTCCGTGGGGTTTTCTCTGAAGCTGAACGTCCAAACGGGAATAAAAGAATTTACGGTCGCCGGTTATTGGAGCGTGAAGTTAAAAAGCTTCAAAAGCAAATAGGAGACCGCCGTCTTCTAGGAGAACTGGACCACCCCTCAGATGAGATTGTTCATTTAGGAAATGTTTCTCATGTTATTACAAAATTGTATATGCAGGGAAACCACGTCATGGGTGAGGGCGAAGTTCTTAATACCCCCTCCGGGAAAGTTCTAACTGAACTTCTTCGAGCTGGTGTTAAATTAGGAATTTCTTCGCGGGGCACTGGGTCGGTTGATTTAGGTGAAGGTGGGGCAAACTATGTCGTAGGTGAGAATTATAATATGATTACATTTGATATGGTATCGGAGCCATCCAGCCAGGATGCTTTCCCTGGTGTTACGGAAAGCAAACAACTTCAAGAGGCTCGTCAGCCTATTGTGGAAGAGCTAAGTCATTTGCATAATGACCGCTTATACATCACTGCTTTAAAGCGCAGATTGGGCAAGATATAAAAATAAACTGTCTTTCTTGTCATAATATTATAAATACTCATAGCAACAGGATATAAACCATGAGCACAAAAATCGATAAAATAGTTGAGCGACTACCTGAAGGTCTTACTGAAAGTGGGATTGAAGAGGTAGCGACTCTCATAGACTCTGTCGTCGAGGAGCGTGTCGGTGATGAAATTAAACTTCTTGAAGCCAAGGTCAGAGCTTTTTTGCGTACCAAACTCGATGAGTTAAAGGATACCGCCCGGCGTGAGCTGGAAGCTGATAATGACTTAATGCGTTCTCACAAGGTATTTGAAGCTGTCAAAGCCATCGTTGCTTCTGAAATTGAAAGCAATGATGTTGACAGCGTCGTAAGTACCTATGAAGCTGAGAATGCTAAGCTACAAGATGAAGTTAATTTACTCACAGGCAAGCTTGAGGAATCGGTGCAACACACCAGCCTACTCGAATCTCAGAACAACTCGCGTGTAACCGAACTTACACGTCTTAATGAAGCACTTGTAGAAGAAAAGGAAAAAGCTGAAGTTCCCTTCAAGTCTTCGGAATCTGCAGTCATGATAACTAACGAAACTCATGGCACCCAATCTCTCCCTGATTCAGCTCAGGAGAATTTCTTCCTGAATGAGGACGTCATCAGATTGTCCCAACTCATTAAAACCAACCAAGAATAAGGTAAAAAACTATGTTAGAATCAAACGTTTCTCAAACTCTTTGTGACAAGTGGACACCAATTCTTGAAGGCATCGATGACCAGCACACTCGTGAAAGCACTGCGGTCCTCTTAGAAAACCAAGCTCGTCATATTGTTAACGAACAAGCGCGTGAAGGTGTACTCTCTGAGGCGACTCCAGGTCAAGCAGCCACGACCGTTGGTACCATCGGTACTTTCCAGAAATTCGCGTTCCCCTTGGTTCGTCGGGTCTTCCCCGAATTGTTAGCTAATAAGGTATGTGGTGTTCAGCCCATGCAAGGTCCTGTATCTCAGATTTTCTATCTGGGTTATGACCGCGCTACGGACACTCGCCGCGAAACCATCTATAGCAAGTATGACTTGACCTACGGTCAGCGCACTATCGGTGATGCTGGCGTACAGTGGGGTGCAAATGCCGCTCAAGGCACTGCTCCTGCTGGTGGTTTTGACCAAGCTGGTACTAACGCTGATGCTTCATCGTTTGACCTGTCTAACATTTACGCCTCTGGTGTAACTGATGGCAGTTCTACTGTTGGAGGTCAAATTGCTGCGTTCCCGGAAGCGGGCAACACAGTTGGTTATAACGTATCTGCAGGTGAAGTTCTGGGTACTACTCAGATTCCTTCTGAAATTGATGGTTCTTCGCTTTCAGCGTTTGATTCCACTCCTAATGGTGTTATTCCAGAAGTTAACTTTCACATCCAACAACAAGCAGTCACTGCTCGCACCCGTAAGTTCCGTGCGCTGTGGACTCTCGAAGCCGCTCAAGACCTTCGTGCGTACCACAACCTGGACCTCGAACGTGAGTTGACTGACTTGCTCGGTAAGGAAGTTGCTTTGGAAATTGACCGTGAACTAATTGAAGACCTTCGTGGCATCGCCTACGATTTCTCTTCTGCTGGTGCATGGCAACGTTCCATTATGGATATGCCTAACAGCAATAACATTACTGGTGCTGGACGGAACGGCCAAACTTTTGACCCTTCCGCCTTCTTGTATGAAGTTGCTGGTCAGCTTTCTGGTACTCCTGTTTACGCTAACAGTCGTAACGTGTTCTTCTGTGATTTTGCTTCAACTTCTTTGAACTTGTCGCCACGTCACGTTGGTCAGGCTTACGCTAACTTGCTTGCTGTTCTGAACTTTGCTGCTCAGGACATTTACAAGAGTACGTACCGTGGTGCTGGTAACTGGATTATCACTTCACCGTTGGTTGCTGCTATTCTTAACTCTGCTGCCAAACTTGAAGGCGGTGTTAAGGGCGGTAACTGGGATGGTCAGCTTGGCGCAAACATTAACTACGCAGGTAAACTGCAAGGTATGTTTGATGTGTACGTAGACCCTCTATACCCTGATGACGAAATGCTGATGGGTTATAAAGGTTCTTCTCCGATGGATTCTGGATTCGTTTACGCTCCATATATCCCATTGCAGATGCTACCAACCATTACGGACCCTGAGACTTTCCAACCTCGTAAAGGGCTTATCACTCGCTACGGCAAAGCCGCAGTGACTCCTGATTCGCGTTTTTACCGGGTTATCCGTCTCGTGGGCGCTGGTGCGAACTACATGTTCAACCCCTTCCGTCGTAACTCTATCGCGGGTGTCTAATAAGACCCCCTAGGATATAAACTAAGAGTCGCGTCTTTTTTGGCGCGACTCTTTCTTTATTCATCTATATAACACAGAGGAATCAACTTATGCCTTTAATACACAACACAACAAATCATACGGTCCGCGTTTCGGGTCGGCTTGCATGGAATATCCCTGCAGGCGAAACAGTTCATATTGGAGAAACGGTAGACTTACCTATCGGATGTGAAATCGTCACGCCTAAGAAAGCTGCCAAAGCTGCTAAGGTTAAAGCCAAAGTCAAAACCGAAGCGAAAAAATCCGATAAGGGAGCTTAATTATGAGCTACAGAGCAGTGCGACCACAAACGCGCTGGGGAAACTCATTAGGCACTGTCGGAGGAAGCACTGCGCATCTAGATGCGTGGCAGTATCCCTCTGGTATTGATTACGAGCAGGTTAACCGCAGGCGTTTTACCGATGATACCAATTTTAGTGAGTTCTATCAAGTTATACAGGATTTTGTTCTCGCTAGGTTAGGGTATCCTGTGGTTCGAGTTGAGCTTACTGAGTTTCAAATGCAGACTGCCATTGATGAAGCGGTCTCAAAGTTAGATTACCACGCGCCTGATTGGTGTACGCAGATTTGCACGTTTGCCGCTTCTGCAGGCTTCGCGCTTTATGAACTGCCTGCCGTGGTTATGAATAATTTTAGGTATTGTGCCTATAAAAAGCATCTACTTAGTCTTGCTCAGGCTAACGGTACCTTAGAATTTGATTTCTTTATTAAGTACTTTCAAGATAATTTCTTGTTTAGAGATTTTGCCGTAGGGGATTATTATCTCATACTTGAGCACCTAGAAATGCTCCGTAAGATTTTGGGAAATGACGGGACTGTAACAGTACTGAACGGACGGTACTTAAATTTAGCGCCGACACCGGCAGTTAACCAGGAAGTTATCGTAGAGTATAAAGCCCTTGATGCTCAAACCTTGCATCCTTATTTTGTTAGCTGGCTTCAAAAATATTCTCTTGCAATTTGTAAGGTAATTTTAGGTCAGATTCGCGGGAAGTACAACATCCTACCATCTCCTGGCGGAGGCACTCAGTTGAATGGAGAGGCGTTGGTTTTACAGGGAAATGAAGAACAAGACAAACTTGTTCAAGACCTGTTACTTGAGATTGAAGAACCGCCTACCTTCTCAACATTCTAATGGCTCGTGGCAAGCAGTTTCGAACGAAAACTAACATTATAGGGGATACAACCCAAACCTTTAATGACCTGCTTAATCTGTATGATTTAGACAATCCGGACATTGAGTTGTTTAATTTAGTTGATGATGAACTTATCCGTCTCGGAGGTTCAAAAATTCTTCTCTATAAATTCTACAGACGTGAAGGCTTGGCAGATGATGTTTACGGAGAGGATTCGATGAAAGCCATCTCTAACGAACCTATTGTAATGCAAGGGCATTACGAACCTCAGGCATTGGAGGAAAATTTAACGGAATTCGGTATCGAGGTAACAAGTGACCAGCTCTTTACTTTTAATAAGAGCTACGCTGAAAAAATCGTTGGAAGACCTATTATTCCCGGTGACATCTTACAGCCTGAATTTCAAAATTTAAAGTATGAAGTTTATGAAGTACAGGAAGACAGCTTTGAAGTATATGGCGTATACCATTTAGTTTGCGCAGCTAGAATCCTCCGTGATGATGTTGAAATCACGAGGGAAGACCAAGCTTTCGGCGAGGATGAGGTGTATTAATGCCGGGCGCTCTTTGGGACCTTTCTGCTATACGGATAGAGCTATCAGCTATAAATTCATCTGCTGCCTACCAAAAAGCAGATTTTTATCGTACGTTTACTACGAGGTTAAAGGAGATGTTCTCTGAGTACAAAGTCTTGAAGGGGGATGAAACCGTTCGAAGTGTAGATGTGATATACGCTAACCCCGAGCGGGCTGTTGCAAAGATTAGGGAAACCAAAAATACTACGTTGCCTATGCTCTCTCTTCAATTTGAAGGGATAGAACCTGCGATTAAACGACGTAGACCTTTAGAAGCGTTGGTTGATTCTAAGTTTTGGGACCCTCAGAAACAGAGGGCAATTAGATACATTGCAGAAGCACCTTTTGCAGCTGACCTGTATTTTGGAGTGAACGTTTGGGGTCGTTACGTGGAAGATATCAATCAGCTTACGGAGCAGCTGCTGCTTAGTTTTAGACCAAACTTGCCTATACACCTACGGGAAGGTGAGGTATATCAAGCCTTTTTGGAAAAGGTAGATGAAACATCTACTACAGTGGCTAAGGACCGTGAAGACCGGATACTAAAACGTAGAGTACGATTTAAAGTAGAGGCTTATATCCCTTCACATGTTGTTACATTTACACGGACTGGGGAAATCCGTTCTCTTAATTATGACGCTTACCTCCAGGAAACTTCCACACTGGTTCCCTTCGAATCATGGAAAGGTCCACCTTCAGGAGGGCTTCCTCCGGGGGTCCCTGTCACCATTACAGAGTCTTCGTAAAATAATCTTAAAAAATCTCTACACTTCGCATGGGTACCCTCCTAAATATAAGTAGAGGAAAACAAATGCATCATGTCTGCCGCCTATGGGCTAAAATCACCAGGTACGAGGGAGAGGGGGACCTTAATAATAGGCTTCCTGACCTACTCGTAGGAGGCTCGAACCCACCACTAATCGAAATCAAGGTTAAATATCTATTAGCCTGTAAACAGACAGGACCATGCGACGCCCACGAGCCAGCCATTTCCTGCGCATGGGAGAGTGAGGAACAGACCCTGACCGTTCGGTTGCCCCTTAGTGAGATTCTTACTGACGACCCGGAACCATGGCAAGGGATTAAACCAAAATACACCCAGGCAGATTGTCTTAAGTGTTTGGCAAAGTGCACCCGCAAAGGCTGGCAGTCAGTAACATGTGTGGCCAAGTGTAATGAGAAAGGAGGCCCCTGTGAGCTCTTTTCCCTTGACGCAGAAAAAGTGGAAGCCATTCTCAAAAACGCCGTACAAGACGCCATGGAAAATCTTCCGTTGAATGTTCCCGGTGGCGTCCCTTGTCAATGTGGCCACGGGCTCCCGCCAGGAGGACTAATCCACTGGCGGATGAGAATTGCAGCTAAAGCTTTCTGTGACGAGCTTTGCATGAGAGCCCATAATTAATAGGAGACTTTGGAAAAATGCCAACCCCCTGTACATTTTCGACAAAAGTCAAGCATCCTATAAAAATTCTTTCCGGTGGCACAGGTACAATGCTCACGTTTCAAGTTGATGTCGAGCTTGAATGCAAACAAAAAACCGACTGTCCGCTTGCGGGCGACGCGTGCTCCTGGAAGAAAACTAAGACATTTACTTTTTCGTACCCCTTGGAGCTGCTGGTGTATGGATGCAATCCGCTAGGGTGCGGAAGCCAAGCCCTAGCAGCCGAGCGTTGTTTGAAGTGTGTTCAGAATTGCCTCAACTTCAACTGGCCAAAGGGGCAAAACCAAGATAGGTGCCTGAATGCCTGCGAGACTATCGGCGGGGGGGCAATAGGGAATCCGTTTGAAGAAATAATCCCGTGCGAAGGTGGCATCGAATCGCACATCGACCCTAAGAAGGTTGATAAGTTGTTCGAAGACATCGGAAGCGGCGGAGCCCAAGGTGGGCTGCTGTCAAGACAAATGTGTCCTTGCAAGCCCGAAGAAGAATGTGGGGACGGCCCGAGCGGGGAGAAATTGTGGAAGCTGGAACAACAATTCCTCACTGGAATCGCCCGCAATTGCAAATGGTTCTTATCTAACTAGGAGACTTTGGAAAAATGACAGCCCCTTGTGAACTAGTTGCAACTTGGAAATATCCAACAATAACTAAGATAACGGGCTTTTGCGGCGTGATAATGGCTAAAGTGCGAATTACTTACAATCTTGAATGTGTAAAACGTGGCGCGTGTCCGGACGTGGGGACTGGTCCAAACGACTACTGCGCGCACGGACCGGGAATCGACAAGGAGCTGACCGTGAGGGTTCCCTTAGAGGACATAATGGTTGACGATTCTCGGGACTGTTTCTTGTGTGTTAGTGCCTGCGCCGTGGACAGGTACTGGGAAATGCCGCTGTGCGTGAAGCGTTGTGCGTCTGGTGATAAAGTCGTCGATTGTCCAGGTTGGCCCGAAGACCAAATCGACCCTAAGAAGGTTGGTGCGGCATTTCAAAAACATTTTGCCGATGGTCCAGGCGTGCATACGAATTGTCCCTGCCTTCCTGGGGACGATTGCGGTTGGAAATGTCCAATACCGTGCGACGGGGGTTGTATCGGTACACCGCCGTCAGCGGGGACTGCGGCCCTGCAACACTGGGAGAGGACATATTGGGAAGTTGAAAAGATGGTTCGCGCTGGCTTCGACGCCCAGTGCAAACGGAGATTATCTAACTAGAACACTTACCATAAATATAAACAAAAATAAAGCAATTATATCCATCTGCATCACTAGATATAACAGGAGAAAACAAACATGACCCCCACCCCAATTCCCGTCAATGATTCCGCAGGCCAATCCGTACTTGGTGACTGGACCCCCTCAAGCGAGCCAAGCGGAGTATTTTTACACCAGCAAAATGCTTATGTCACTTATACTCAAGTATCAGCCTCTTCCCCTGACGGAGCTTGGCCGCTCGATTGTGAGCAAGCGTTATATTTTAAATTAGAACTTACTACTAATGTAGATGAAAGTCTTTTTGACTGGTCTCTAGCGCCTAGTAGTACTTATAACACTTTTACTTGTATGAGTGCTGTTGTTAATAGTTTTGATAGTTCTACGGGATTAGGCACAAGTGGTTACATTCACTACCAACCTGGCGGCTACAGTAGACTATCCGTTAGCGGTGATTACGAGTACCATAACTCTCAGATTTATAAAGAGATTATGATTGATTCTCCTGTAGGTCAGAGCGGCAACTTGGTGGATGACGCGGAAACTTTACTATCTTTTGTTATTAACTTGAATTCCTGGATGCGTCAAGGTGGGCTGGCTTACAGCATGGATTCTACGTCGGCTGGGTCGGCCAGCACCTCACCTGAATTTGGCTGGCGAACTGACCTCCTTTGCTAGGTAATAACATTTAAATAAAACAGCTCCTTAACGGGAGCTGTTTTTCTTTATATGTAAATAAACCCAAACCCTTCA